AGCCAATGCCGCCGCGGCCCTTGGGGCTGCAGCGGTCACCGTCACCGCCGTGCCCATCGACGCCACCCCGATCCTCGGCATTCCGGTTGACGTGCTGCTGGCGGCAAGCGCCGGCGCACTGTTCGGCCTGGCGTACACCAAGCCCGAGACCTGGCAGCGGTTCATGGGCCTGCCCCAGGGCACGCTGGCCATGCGCATTGGCTGGACCGCGGCGCGCGCTGCCGGCCTGCTGTTCGTGCTCGGCTGCAATGCGCTGCTGGCCGGGTGGGCGGTGGCCATCATCCCCAGCCTGCCGGGCTTCACCTGGTCCGGGCAGATTGCCCCGCAGCCATTCGCCGGCGTGCTCGCATTCGTGAGCCAGTTTGCCGTGCCTCGCCTCATCAAGGCGGTGGAGGAGTGGCGCGCACCGTGGAGTAAGGCCCCATGACCGCCGCCATGCACATCCTCGCAATCCTGGTGCTGGCGTTCGTTGCCATGCGCCTGGCAGACCTGCCGGCATCCGGGCAATCCGCCGTCTGCCGCGTGACCTGGCATTTGTGGGTGCTGGGGCAGGTGGGCATCGGTGCTGGCGCAACGGCCATGCTTTGCGGCTGGTGGCAGGTGGCCGCCATGTTCATGCTGGCCGGGCAGGCGCTGCAGTACGGTGTGCGCATCAAGCGTAGGAGCACAGACCGATGATTGCAGGTATCGCCAAGGTGGCCAGCGGTGCGTGGAAGTTGGCCGGCAAGGGGCTGGAGCGATTCGGCGAGTGGCTGCGCGAGCCACGCGATTGGTGGCGGTTCACGGCGGTGGTGATGGCCGTGGTGTGCCTGGGCTTCGCCTTCGCTGTGCGTGATGCCCGCCAGGAGGTGCTGGTGGTGACCGAGCGCTGCAACGCCACCGTGGTCACCGTCACCGAGCGGGCCAAGACCGCCACCCAGACCGCCCAGGCCAATGCCCGCGCCGTGCAGGCTTGCAAGGTCCAGCTGGCCAACGAGGTGGGCGAGCGCCAGCGCATCGAGGAGCTGGCCCGCAAGGCCGTGGCCGATGCCCGCGCCGGTACCGTTGACGCCGAGCGTTCCATGGCCGAGTGGCTGCAGAAGTACAGCAAGCGCCCGGCAACCTGCCAGGCCGCGATGGAGGCGATGGGGGAAGCATGCGCAAGCATTACGGACTACTGACCGCCGCCCTTGTGCTGGCCGGGTGCGCAGGCAAGGGCGAGCTGGTGCGCACCGAGGTGGTGGAGCTGCCCCGTTCGGTGTACGTGGCCATCCCGGGCGAGCTGACCCAGCCCTGCCCGATTGCCGAGGGCCCGCTGGCCAAGGCGGTGGAAGTTGCCAGGCAACGCCGTGAGTCGCTGGAGGCATGCAACGGCAAGCTACGGGCAATCCGTGAGCTGGGCACCAAGGCCGAGGAACAGCGCGCCGGTAAGTGAGGCCCTACCGGCCTTTGCGGCGCACCACTACGTGCGGTAGTGTCTACACATAAGCCGCAACACATAGGAACGCAACATGGCAGGGGATAAGCGCCCGGCACGCAAGGCAGTGAAGAAGGCCGCCAAGAGGGCGCCCCGAAGCGCCACCACCGGCAAGGTGAAGGCGGGCACCACCAATTCGCCCACCAGGGCCAGCGACGTGCTGGCCAACATGCGGCAAGCCGAGGCGTTGAAGCTGCGAACCAAGGGGCACACCTTCCGCGATATTGCCGAGCGGCTGCAGGTGGACGTGGCCACCGCTCACCGGTACGTGAAGGCCGGGCTGGCCGAGCTGGCCGAGGCCACCCAGGATGAGGCCAAGCACCTGCGCGAGCTGGAGCTGGCCCGGCTGGACGCCCTGCTGGTCAAACTGTGGCCCTTCGCCACCGGTGACCTGGCCCCGTACATCGCAGACATGGAGGCCAAGCTGCAGGAGCTGGCCATTGCAGACCCGAAGGCGGCGAAGAAGTCCGACCTGGCCAAGATGCTGGAGGGATTCATTGATGGCATCCCGCTGGACGACTACGTGAAGCGCGTCCTGGACGTGATTCGCCTGCGTGCCCGCCTGCTGGGCCTCGAGGCCCCGGTGAAGCATGCCGCCACCGACCCGACCGGCGAGGAGGAGCGCACCCCCGTGGCGTTCCCGGTACCGCCGGCGCTGGACCCGGCCCAGTGGCAGGCCTTCGCAGCCAAGGCGATGGCGCAGGGCGAGTCAAAGGACTGATTGTCTATTGCAATGCGCTACCGGCGGTAGTACGGTAGGCCTACCCAACAAGGCGAGGAGGCCATCATGGGCAACAACATCAACGGAGTTCGGGAGCGCCTGGAGCGCGCCTGCATCGATGAGCACGGCATCACCTGGCTGACGGCAGAAGTGTATGGCGCCGATCTCCGCGCCCTACTGGCCGACCATGCGCGGCTGCAGGAGGAGCTGCGCAAGACCAACGCTGGCGAGACTGTGAGCGTGCGATTTGACCTTAGCCCGGCGGCGAAGGAGGGCGCGGTTCGTGACCAGCTTGTGGCCATGGGTTGGACGCCGCCCGGCGTTGCCACGGCCATCGACCTGGAGCAGTTCCGCGAGCCAGTTGAGCACTTCCGCAATTCGTGGGCAGGATTTGCGGAAACTATGCGCAAGGCGGGTCGTAGCGATGAAAGCGCCAACGGCAAGGTTGCGAACTGCGACCACCTGCTGGCCCTGATCGACGGCCATGTTCGGAGCAGCTTCGAACATAAGGAAGAAGCTGCGGCTATAGACCCACACAGCCTGGAAAAGCGCACGGCCAACGCCGTTCAGTTCCTGCAGAACGAACTGTCCCATGCCGATTCCAGGGACGCCAAAAACCCGTTTTTCCTGAGTCGCAAGGGCCGTGGCCTACAGGAAGCGGCCGAGTGCATTTCTGGGCTGGTGAATGAGGTGTATCGCCTCCGCCAGGTTGCCCACCAAATGCGCATCAACAATGTCACCGCCACTGTCCATGTCATCGACATGGAGCAGTTCCGGCTGTCAGTGGACGGCGCGCTGCTCAGCCTCAATCGGCTGGGGGGCCAAGGCTTTGAGTGTGAAGCTGGGCCCCTGGCGGACTCCGTCGATTACGCTGCCCTCCGGGAGCGACTGGACCGCCTGCTGGCCCTGATCGACGGGCAGGCCAATGTTCGCAGCAGCTCCGAACATAGCGACTCGCTGACCCCAGTTGCGCACAAGAAGCTGCAGGGGCTGCAAGCCGATGGCTTCATCGTCAATGGCCTTGCCATCTTCAACCCGACCACTGGCCAGCGCGGCCTTGTCGACTATCTCGGCTACGTCGGCTGGCAGACCAGTGAGCAGCCCACCGAGGGCGAGGGGGTGGCCGGTGGCTGACCTGGACAAGATGGCGTGTGAGATCCTCGATTCACGCCCGGATGCCGCGTTCGGCACAGCAGCCGACTTTACGGGGCACGCCTACGTGGTTCTGGAAAGCGAGGCCCGTTGCGCCATCCGCACCGCCCTGCAGACCGCGCCGCCGGGGTATGTGCTGGTGCCGGACAGCATCGATCCAGCGGCCGCCATGAAAGTGCTCGCAGGTGATGGCCTTGGCCGCGCCGATGATGACGCCGATTTACACCAGGTTTTCGGCTGGCTGTTGCTGTTCTGGAAGGAATACCTGCAGAAGCTCGCCGCCGCGCCGGAGGTGAAGTGATGGACCCCCGACACTTCACCGACCACCTGCGCGAGCGCGGCAGCATCCCCATGTGCCGCATCCCCTCCGAGGACCTGGCTGCACTGGCGAAGGATTCGCAGGATTCAGCCGATTGGCTGCAGTCGCAGGCGGCAGAAATGCAGCGGCTGGCCGCAAGGTGCCGCAAGGAACAGAAGCGGCGCAAGCGAGGTGCCGGTGATGCGTGATGAAGTGAGGAAATGCCTGCGCAACTGGCGCTGGTGGGTGGTCCTGCCGGTGCTGCTGCCGACCACCTACGCCGGCCGGCTGGCGGATGCGGTGAGCATCGCCGCGCAGCGGGTGCACCGCCGGCTGTGGAGCTGGGTGTGGCGATGATGGACTGCACCGAGCGATGCCAGCGGCATCACCCCCACCCGGTGCTGCGAATGGCCCGGTGCATCGCCCCGGCTGATCGGTGGTTCTGGACCGTGGACCACCGGGGGCATGCCTTTGCCACGGGCACCGGATTCGACAGCCCGGCAGCGTGCGCAATGGCCATGGCCACCGATGGGGTGGAGGCCCTGAGCCGCTGCGAGGCCGCACTGGCCGCCGTGGGGGACTGGTGAGCGCGGTACTGGATCTGTCCGCCGCGCCATCACTGCGGCCCGTTTGGGTGCCCAACCCCGGGCCGCAGACCCTGCTGGTCACCTGCCCCATCTGGGACGTGCTGTATGGCGGCGCTCGAGGCGGCGGCAAGACGGACGGCCTGCTGGGCGACTTCATCGGCTTTTCCATCCGCATTGGCCAGGCCAAGGAAAACCCGGCGGCCTGGCCGGGTGAGCAGCTGCGCCCGCAGGCCCACGCGCGCGGCCTGTTCGTGCGCCGCACCTATGACGAGCTGGACGAGGCCGTGGCCCGTTCGCACGAAATCCTCGGCCCGCTCAACGCCCGGTGGGTGCCGAGCAAATACACCTGGCAGCTGCCGTGGGGCGGCTTCCTGAAAATGCGCTACCTGCAGCGCGATGCCGACGCCGCGCGCTACCAGGGTCACAGCTACAACTGGCTGGCCATCGATGAGGCGGGCAACTTCCCCAGCCCGGACCCCATCAAGAAACTGACCGCCACCCTGCGCGACCGTAACGGCGTGCCGGTGCGCAAGCGCATGAGCGCCAACCCCGGCGGCCCAGGGCACGGGTGGCTGAAAGCCGACTACGTGGACCCGGCCACCCCGGGCAGCGTGCACATGGACCCGGACACCGGCCTGCCCCGCGTCTACATCCCCAGCAAGCTGACCGACAACCTGGCGCTGCAGATCAATGACCCCGGGTATGCCACCCGTCTGCGCGGCTCGGGCCCGGCCTGGCTGGTGCAGGCGTGGCTCAACGGCGATTGGAACGCGGCGCCAGAGGGCGGCATCATCCGCGCGGCCTGGCTGCGGCGCTACGCCGAGCTGCCCGACCCGCCGGTGGCATTCATGCGGGTGCACAGCTGGGACACCGCATACAAGGCGGCCCAGCACAATGACCCCAGCGTGCTCACCGACTGGACCGCTGCCACGGCCGCCAACGGCAAGCCGCCCGGTTTCTACCTGCGCAACGTGTTCAGGGAGCGGATGACCTACCCGGACCTGAAACGGCGCGTTATCGAGTTCGCCGAGCGGGACAACCCCGATGCCATCCTCATCGAGGACAAGGCCAGCGGCCAGTCGCTGCTGCAGGAGCTGCGCAACGACACCAGCCTGCCCATCATCGCCATCGA